AAGCAAGAAGGTGACCTTTTAAAAGCCTTGGTAAAGGCTAGTAAATATGATTCTGTAGAAATTTTAATTTCTGTTTTAGAAATGCAATTTATAGATACCAAACAAATATTTACCTACTATATTAATAAACAATATGAATTACAATCTTTATTAGATGAAAATAAATTTGACGAAGCTAGTAAAATTGTACAGGATGAAATTTTAAGATCAGGATTGGGAAATTAATTATGTTAGTATATGACCAGAATATTATTGATACTAGTTCAGATATCAATATGCTCGATAGCATGTATCCTTCTTTTTGCACCATGGTTAGTAATCAAAGCAAGACAATCGAGCATAAGTATTGTACGATTTATGGCTACTCCTATGGCGAAGGTAGAGTTGTGGTTGATGGCAAGCTATACTATTTAAATGCTGGTGATTTTTTTAGTTTTCCTATTAGAGAAAACTATCCAGTGTTTAATACCGATGATAATATTTTTGTTGTAGTGAGACTTGGATTTTTAGGACAGCATGTATTTGGCAAAGTAGAAAAGAAAGGTCGCTTATCTTATATCGATGGATGCTCTGATAGTATGTTAGTGTATCCTCCTCGTTTTGGTGATCCTAGTTTGAACTTTCTACATTTTCCTTCTAATATTAATCAGACCTTCCATACTCACCCTAGCATTAGAATGGGTTGTGTTATTGGTGGACGTGGTGTTTCAACTCTTGCAGATAAAGAAGTACAGCTAACAGAAGGTATGATGTTCTGTCTTGAAGAACAAGAATATCATAGGTTTAGAACAGAAAATTCTCATATGGATATTATTGCTTTCCATCCAGATGGAGATTGGGGTCCTACTGACGAAAACCATACCATGTTGAATAGAACATACTTAGAAGGTAAGTAATATGATTTTAAAATATCCTAATTTAATGTTGTCAACTCCAACACAGCCATTTGATTTTTTAAACCCTTTCCAAGATCCTACACAATTGGCATTGGAATTAATGCAAACTATGAATGAGAACAATACTATTGGTTTATCAGCCAACCAAATTGGCAAGCCTTATTCAGTATTTGCATTGAAAGGCTATCCGGAAAATATTGTATGTTTTAATCCTAGAATTGTTAATGCTTCTGCTGAAACAGAATTGTTAGAAGAAGCCTGTCTATCATTTCCTGGTGTAAACGTAAAGATTAAAAGGCCAAAAGAAATTAGAGTTAGATTTCAAATGCCTTCTGGTCTTACTGATACAAAAACGTTTTCAGGATTGACTGCACGGACATTTCAACATGAGTTAGATCATTTGAATGGGATTATTTTTGTTAATAGAGCAAATCGCTATCATAGAGAAAAAGCAATGAAGGGATACTACAATGACTGATAAAAAAGAAGGTTTTAGAGTAGGCAATTATTTTTGTGTATTGCCTGAAGGCAACTTTGTTGAAGAAGCAAAAGATGATGGACTTTATATTTCTCTAGAAATTTATCGCATAGAAAAAGATGATTCTATGGTACAAATTACAGCTGACGAGATTACTCCTGAAATAGAGGAGCAAATAAATGTTGAAATTAATAGGATGTTGCTTGATGCTATAGATCTTGAGGAACATTTAGGAGGCACTAATGTCGAAGATTAAGATTGCAGAATTATTTTATTCACTACAAGGTGAGGGACAGTATCTTGGAACGCCTAGTGTTTTTCTTAGAGTGTTTGGTTGTAATTTCCAGTGTGCTGGTTTTGGTATGCCTAGAGGTCAGCTCTCTGAGGAAAGATTGGCTATTGAACCGGGCGACTATACGAGCTATAATTCTTTGCCATTGGTTCACACTGGTTGTGATAGTTATGCAAGTTGGGATCCACGTTTCAAACATCTCTCTCCAATGATGGAAGTTTCTGCCATTGTTGATAAGATGCAAGAGATGCTTCCTGATGGCAAGTTTGGTCCAGACAAGCATTTGATTCTTACTGGTGGTGAGCCTCTTCTTGGGTGGCAAAAGTCATATACCGAATTGTTTGAAGAGATTGCAAAGCGTGATATGAATCTCACACACATTACATTTGAGACCAATGGCACACAGCCGTTGAAGATTGAGTTTAAAAATTGGCTACTTTCCAATCCTTATATTCCTTTCCTTGATATCACGTTTAGTGTTTCATCTAAATTGCCATCATCAGGCGAGTCATGGGAAGATGCCATTAAGCCAGAGATTGTAAAAGATTATTATGATCATTCATCTTTGACTTATTTTAAGTGGGTAATTTCCAATCAAGATGATTATAATGATGTTGTTCGTGCTGTAGAAGAATATACCAAGGTGATTGATGTTGGTATGCAAAATATTCCAATTTACCTTATGCCTGCAGGTGGTACTACTAAAGTATATAATGATAATGAGAAGTGGGTTGCAGAGTTGGCAATGAAGCATGGGTGGCGCTACACTCCCCGTTTACAGGTTCAGCTCTGGAAAAATGCTTGGGGAACGTGAAATATATACTTTTATAAATACTCTTATATAAACTATTATAGGAGTATTAAAATGAAAAAATACGGATTTGTATATATGTGGTATGATAGAAAACATAAAAGATATTATGTTGGTTGCAGGTGGGGTAATGAGGATGATGGGTACATATGTTCATCACCTTGGATGACTCAAGGATATAAACATAGACCAAATGATTTCAAACGTCGTATTCTAGCAAAAATTTATACCAATAGGCAAGATTTATTGGAGGTAGAATATAGATGGCTATCAATGATAAAAAAAGAAGAATTAGGTAAAAGATATTACAATCTACATAATTATCATTTTAATCACTGGAGCACTAATACCGATAAATCACTCTCCGTTAAACAAAAAGTTTCTAACACCAAGAGGAAATTTTGGGATAGTATAGAATCTGATGTTTTGAGACAAGAGGTCAGCGAGTTTCATAAGACCCGAGGCACAAGACCACCCTCTCGAAAAGGAAAAATACCTTGGAACAAAGGTCTAACTAAGAATACTGATCCTAGAGTATTAGCCAATGCTTTAGCAGTCAGTAAACCTAAAGGAAAGCAATCTGTTCCTAGATCAGAAAAGCAGAAACAACTAGCTAGTGATAATATGAAACGAATATGGTCAGAAAGGAAAATACAAAAATAATGAGAAAAAGTTCAGATATCATTGATGATTTTGTTGACGCTTTAGAGAAATTAGTTGATACTCTAGATGATGAATGGTTTGCAAATAAAGAAGGTAGATGGCGACAGGGTGATGATATACGCAATATCTTAATACCTGCCGCCAAGGAAAAATTTAAAGCACATCTCGATGAATACATCGATCGTCGTATTGAAACATATTGTGAGAAGAATCACATTCAGCGTGTTAAATTTCAAGATTTTGAGGAGCAATAATGCAGCCCGTAGCTTATAAGTATACTTCTACCAAGGAATACCACAATGCCTTCCCTGTAGCATATCGCCAGTGGAAAGCTGATAGTCATTGCAATCTAATTCATGGATACTCATTCTCCATGAAGTTCCATTTTGGTACTAATGATCTAGATGCTCGCAATTGGGCAGCAGATTATGGTGGTTTGAAAGAGCTCAAGAAGGTTCTAGAGGATCAGTTTGATCATACTTTGCTTGTAGCACAGGATGATCCAGAGATGGAAACATATCTGTTGCTTCAGGAGAAGAAATTAGCTAAGCTAACTATTCTACCAAAACTTGGTTGTGAGGGCCTTGCAGATATGTTGTACAAGTATGTCAACGGAGTCTATATTCCTGATATGTGGGGTCAAGGTGAAGCAGAGCGCCTTTGGTGCTATCGAGTTGAAGTACGTGAGACGATAGCAAATATGGCCTTCCGTGAAGGCCATCGTGAATGGAATGAGGATTTGTTTGTATGAGTAAGAGAGAAGATTTTATAGCAATTAGAGAACATGATGCATATGATAGTCAGCGTTCAATATCTGATAAAATTAAAGCAAAGTTGGAAAATGATGGTATTCGCTATTTTGCCAATGATAACATCAGTGAATATTTGGATGATGCATCTCGTGCTCTACTCATCGACGAGGTAAGTGAGAAGTTCGAAGGTGTTCTTCGTTCCTTGCTTATCGATGTTGATAACGATCCGAACTCTATGGGTACTGCTCGTCGTCTTGCAAAGATGTATATCAATGAGTTGATGGAAGGTCGTTTCCACGATGCTCCAGATGTAACAGCTTTTCCTAATGATGGTTCACATGGAACAGACACATATCAAGGTATGTTAGTTGTTCGTGCTGAATTGAAGTCGATGTGCTCACATCATCACCAAACAGTTTCTGGTGTTGCATATATTGGAATTATTCCTTCCACCAAGGTGATTGGTCTTTCCAAGTATGTTCGTATTGCTCAGCATTGTGCTCGTCGTGGTACATTGCAAGAGGAGCTTTGTGGGGATATTTCCAAGGCAATTATGGAGGCAACTGATAGTCCAAACGTTGCAGTCCATATTGCAGCAGAACATGGTTGTTGCACCAACCGTGGAATCATGGCATCTTCATCGCTGACTCAGACGACTGTTTTGAACGGAATGTTTTACATTAACAGCGTGAAAGATGAGTTTTTTGATAATATCAAGCTGCAATCGTCGCATTCTCGCTATTCTTGCAAGTGATTTTATTAAAAAATAACTGTTGACTTTAATTAGGTTTCATCGGATTATCAATATATTGAGAGATATGGAGAGATACCGATGAAACCTTCTTCTGTTAAAATCACCACATTCAACCAATCAGATCTTTACAGCTTGTATTCATCCTCAGATTTAAATACCTTTCGCACTTTTTGCATTGACTTGGTTAAAAATGCACGTGCACCCAATCACACAATGTTATTTAAGATGCAGAAAATGAGCAAAGATCAGTTGCTATTTTCTACAAATAACTTTATCATGAAGGGTCATGGTATGGGAGTTGGCAAATGAAAGTTTACTTAGCTCAGCTTACTCACCGCATAACTAAAAAAGTTATTTACAAATGTGGTTATGTTAAGCACCAAAATGCTGCTAAGCGTTTTGATGGCGATGAATACAAAGATTTTGATATTGAGATTTTAGGTAGTATTAATATATCTAATCCTAGCTATGATAAGGCAGTAGAGTATTGTAAAGAAATAGAGCAATATCTTCAAAAGAAATTTCCTAAGAATTTTTGGATTGAAAATTATCTAGGTGTTGAGCGGGGCTATTATGATGGGTTGTCAGGAATAACAGAAATGTTTATACTGGAAAAAGGTCAGACCAAAAGCGATGTGGTGTCATTATTCTACAAAGTTAAAGACCGTGTAGATGCTAATCCAAAATTTAGGATGTGATATGATTGATTATTTTGCTGGTTGTGAGCTTGGTGAAAAGCAAAGGGTAGTTCATAAGGATAAGTTTCTCGATCGTTGTTTGAAGCGGGCAGCTGGTAGGGATAATCCTCAACCTATAGAAATAGATGTTGAATATTTAATTAAAATTGGTAAAAAACAAAAATGGAAATGTGCGTTGACTGGTGTTGATTTACAATTTGTACCAGGCAAAGGCAAGAAGAATCCTTATATTTGTACAATCGATCGTATCGACAGCACAAAAGGATATGTTACTAGGAATATTCAATTATTAAGTTGGATTGCTAATCAATGTAAGGGAACATATAAACAAGTTGAATTTGTACAAATGTGTATGGAAGTAGCTAAACATAAAGGATGTAAGTAATGAATAATCAAAAATTTATCTGGGTTAAGTTTGCTAAAGAAGGGATCCACAAGTATCCCGCAGCTTTGACAGATCCTAACCTTGCAACAGGTGATCATTATGATGTTAGCTTTCTAGGCTATCCCCATCGTCATATGTTTCACTTCAAGATCCAGATCGAAGTGTTTCATGAGGATCGCGATATTGAGTTTATTCAGTTTAAGCGTTGGTTGGAATCATTGTATTCTGACGGCACTTTACAGCTAAATTACCGTTCTTGTGAGATGATTTCCGATGATCTTGCAACTACGATTCAAGCTAAATACCCCAATAGAGACATTGTAATTGATGTCAGTGAGGATGACGAAAACGGTTCTCATTGCATCTATCCAAAGGGGTAAACTAAAATGAAGACATTTCGCCAGCTTTCAGAAGCATCTGTCCATCCTATGGCAGTCCATGCATATCCATCAGGTAAGAATCAATTTACAGTACATGCAGTTGGTTCCAAGGTAAAGCACGTTTCTCCTGGCGAAAAGGTTTCTTCTTCTGACCTTGATGATCTGTCTGATGCAGGTCACAAGGTTAAGGAGATTGCTAAGCCTATCAATGAAGCAGCTGAACATGAAGAGAGTGGCCGTGGAAAACATAAAGTAACATATGTTCATCCCGACAAGAAAAATATTGGTAATGATAGATTCGAGACAAAACCTGAAGCCATTAAGTATGCTAATTCACTTAAGAAGAAGGGCTATCATGATGTTTCTATGAGTGAAGAAGTCGAGCATCTTGATGAAGCAGATCTAACAAAGATCGATACAAAGACACTTCAGAGCCTAACACAGATGCATAAGTACTATGGTCAAAAAGATCCTAGAGCAAAAGCATCTGCAGAACGTGGCGAAGCAGAATTAAAAAGACGTGACAACGAAAAGAAAGAAAAGATGAAGGAATCATCACTTCCTCCTCATCTTGCAAAGCTATTCAATAAAAAGGGTGACTTTAAGGATCCTAAGAAGCATGCAATGTATAAGGACATCCAAAATAAAATGGCAAAGAAAGAAAAATCACCCAAGCTTCCTTCTGTTAAAGAAGATGTTGTCGATGAAGGTATCATTAAGGGTACTGCTTCATTGGTTAAGCATGCGGTTGGCGTTCCTATGAAAGCAGCAGGTCGTGCTGCAATGGGTGCTGTTAATGCAGTCCATGCAGTTGCTGGTGGTGTTAAGAATACTGTTAAAGATGTTAAGGATGCATCTAAGAAAGTTAAAGCAGCTTATGCTGAAGAAGCAGAGCTAGATGAATCAGGTCTTTCTTCTAAGACTCTTGCTAACTATTCTATCAAAGCATCAGATGCATCTAAGCATAGAACAATGCCTACTAAGAAAGTAGACAATCGCTATGCTGGAGTCTCCAAGGTCGATAAGATTCTTGCAATGAGAGATAAGAAAAAGTTTGACTAATTAGTCAACTTATACTACAATTTAATTTGTTATTTTATATTATGAGGTACAGTGAATGTCGATTGAATTCTGCCATATTTCTCCAACTCCACATCTCAACTTAGTGAGCGGGCGCAAGACACATCTTGTTCTCGCTCATCTTATTGAAGAAGACCAAAGCTACGTAGACTACTACCTCCAAGAGAAAGAAGAGTTTGGTAGTACATTAATTATGGACAATAGTGGATTTGAAATGTATAAGCAGGGTAAGGAGATGTATCCTTCCGACAAGCTAATCTCAATGGCACAGCGTGTTAATGCTGATTATGTCGTTATGACTGATTATCCAGCAGAGCCAGGCGAGAAGACTATTGAAGCAGCAAAGAAGCTTGCACCAGAATTCCATGAAGCAGGATTCAAGACTTTCTTTGTTCCACAATCAAAGATTGGTGACTCCGCAGATGCTATCAAGACATTTCGTTGGGCTAGTCTACATCCAGAGCTGGTAGACTATATTGGTGTGTCTATCCTTACTGCTCCTAATGCATATGGAGTAGAGAAGGGTAACAAACTGCAACGTTTCATGTCTCGTATCAAGCTGATGTATGATATGAAAGAAAGCTTGATCTTTCCTTCAATGAAGGCTCATGGGCAAAAGGTTCACTTCCTTGGAATGATGGATGGACCTAACGAAATTATGTATGCAGAACCATTTGGTAAGTTTATCGATACATGGGACAGCTCTGCTGCTATCTGGGCAGGTCTTAATGGAATTAGGTTTGATAACACTCCTACAGGATTACTTGGTGGTAAGTTTGAGAAAGAAGTTGACTTTGACTTCCATACAGACGATGATAATCTATTGAGTCTTGCAAAAGAAAATATGGAATATATTGACAAGCTTTGCTATGCATACATTTATGGGAATACGTTCTAATGGTTACAGTTAAGAATCCAATAATTGATTACAAATACCGTGAAGATGAGATTATCGAAGAGTTAAAGAAATACGTCGATACAACTTACGGTCAACACTATTCAACAGGAAAGCTTCAAACAATCGATGTGTGGGAAGCTCTTGGTATTGAAGAAGAGTCGTGCCAATCAAACGTAATTAAGTATGCAATGAGGTATGGTAAGAAGGGTGGTCATAATAAGGCCGATCTTCTTAAGATCCTCCACTACACAATCCTATGGTGGCACTACACCCAGCAAGAGGGGAATACTAAATGAGTATGATTCATATTAGTTCTAAGAAATCAAAATCTTCTCTAACCAATGTTAAAGAATCTGATATCCAACCAAACGCTGTAGATTTACGTTTGGATAAGGTATATGCAATTAAGCCAGTATTATTTACTATTGGAGAAGTAGAGGGCACAGAGCAAAAGACGCATCGAGGCTCTCAAGAAATGCATCCGGATATCAATGGATATTACTATTTGAATCCTGGTTCATATGAAGTTGTAATGGAAAATATCATTACTATTGGTGATGGTGAGGCTGGATGGGTAATTACTCGTTCTACTCTTAACCGCAATGGTTGTTATATTACATCCGGATTGTATGACTCTGGCTATAATGGCGTAATGGCTGGTGTTATGCATATTGTTGGAGCTCCTCTTAAGATTAAGAAGGGTACACGAGTTGGTCAATTCCTTTTATTTAAATCAGAGGCACTGAAGCAGTATGATGGCAGTTATGGTATTGGCAAAGAACATGATAAAAAGTATATTTAGTTATTGCAAAATATCTCACTTTAATATAACACTACATTTAAACCCTTTTCATTGGTTTTATTGCTTTTTAAATTACACTACAAAGAGTGATATGAATCCAGGTTTTATATGTCAATTACATGGACAACTTGGACCAATAGAAATATTTTTTTACATAGACGACGAAAGATGGTAAAGGAAATACAAAATGGAAATTAAGATTGATTTAGAACTTCTTCGTACTAAGAAGATTTTCATGGCTACACCAATGTATGGTGGCAACTGTAATGGTATGTACACTCGTTCATTGTGCGACTTGACTGCAATGTGTGTTAGGTATGGTATTGAACTTCGTTCATACTTTCTTTTCAACGAGTCCTTGATTACACGTGCTCGTAACTATTGCGTAGATGAGTTCATGCGTTCAGGTGCAGATCATCTTCTGTTTATCGATTCTGATATTGGATTCAATCCTCAAGATGTTATTGCTATGATGGCATTGCAGGCTGCAGATCCAGAGAAGTATAACGTGATCGGTGGACCTTATCCTAAGAAGTGCATTACGTGGGAAAAGATTAAGTCTGCTGTTGATAAGGGTGTTGCAGATCAGAATCCAAGCGCATTGGAAGATTTCGTTGGCGACTTCGTCTTTAATCCAGTTATTACTGGCGAGCAAACTTCCATCCGTCTTGATGAACCAGCAGAAGTTCTAGAAATTGGAACAGGGTTTATGATGGTTACTCGTGATACTTTCTTGAAGTTTGATCAGGAATATCCTCAGTATTCTTATAAGCCAGATCATGTTCGTACTGAAGCTTTCGATGGCTCACGTGAGATTATGATGTACTTCCAGGCAGAAAAAGATGGTTTGGATTATGGTAAGTACTATGCAGATGGTATGAAGAAGATTGCAGCAATGCGTTTAAATGATGCCGATAATGTCCAGTCAGAGATTGATAAGTTGATGTCGTCAGCTATTGAAATGGATGGCAGGACGTCTAAGCGTTATCTTTCAGAAGATTATTGGTTCTGTCAGCTTGTTCGTCGTATGGGAATGAAGGTATGGTTGTGCCCATGGATGCACTTGCAGCATGCAGGTACTTACGTATTTGCTGGCAAGCTTCCTGCTCTAGCTTCTATCGGAGCTTCTGCAACTGCTGATGCTAGCCTTCTTAAGAAGTATCGTGACAACACCAATCCTCCAGTAGCAGCTGCAATTGCTTCTACACCAACCCCTGTCATTGCAAATGATCCAGCTCTTTTGAATAAATTCAAGAAGATCTGATAAAGGTATTTTATTATGAAGTTAAGTGAACATACCATTAATACTCTTAAGAACTTTTCAAACATTAACCCAATGTTGTTAGTGCACCCTGGTGGTGTGTTAACAACCATGACGGTTACAAAGTCCATCTATGCTACTGCTAATGTGGAAGAAAACTTCCCAGTACAGTTTGCCATATATGAACTACCAAAGTTCTTAGGAGTGCTTTCCTTGTTTAAGGAGCCAGAATTAGATTTTGGTCAAAAGCAAGTTAAGATTGTTTCAGGACGTCAATCAGTCAATTATACCTATGCAAGCCCATCGATGATTGTTGCACCTGATCCAAATAAAAGCATTACGTTTCCTGTGGCTGATATTGAGTTCTCCATTTCTCAAGAAGAATTGCAACGTGTGGTGAGAGCCACGTCAGTTCTACAGCTACCGGATATTGCAGTGACTGGCAATGGCAGTAAGGTTGCCATCACTGCAACTAATTGTAAGAATCCAACAGCAGATGTGCTTAGCATCGAAGTTGGAGACACCGACAAGACTTTTTCCACGGTGTTTAGTATCGACAATATTATTAAGTTGATTTCAGCTGATTATAATGTTAAGATATCATCTAAGGGTCTTTCAAAGTGGCAATCTAATAATATTCTTTATTATGTTGCCATGGAAGCTACCAGTACTTTTAACAATAACTGAGGTGACAATCGATAAATTATAAATAGGACTATATTAATCATGCATGAAAGATATAGTCCTATGATTTATCAAATTACCAATAAAATAAACAATAAAAAATATATCGGTAAAACTTCTCAGTCTTTAGAAAAAAGATGGTACCAACATTGCAAAAATGCAGAATATGGTAAGGATACTTTTTTGTATAAAGCTATAAGAAAGTACGGAAAAGAAAACTT